CCCATGATGGATCATGAGGAACAAAATCAGCGCACCGGTCCCATGGCGCAAAAGCATCAACGGGTGGACTGACACCCTCAAGGCGGCCGGCCTATCAGCACAGACAATCAAAAGCTGACGATACAAGATGGTGCATCTAGCGACATTGCTCATGCCGGATGGTCCCGAAGACGTGACCACGGAACGCATCGTGCATGTGTTCGCGGAACAGCAATGGAAACCGGAGACCCTCAAGGCGTACCGGAACACGATAGCGTCGTTTTTCCGTTGGCTGCGCAAGAGCGGCAGGCGGAACGACGATCCGAGTCTCGATGTGCCGCGAGTGAAGAAGCCGCGCGCGCATCCGCGGCCATGCCCAGACAAATATATTCGCGCGGCGATGGAGATGGCCACGCCATCGGAACGGCTCATGATCCGTCTCGGTGCGGAGTGCGGGCTGAGACGTGGCGAGATAGCCGCCGTGCACAGCGATGACGTGGTGGCAGACAGTATCGGCCATTCGTTGATCGTGCGCGGCAAGGGGGACAAACAGCGCGTCGTGCCGCTGCCGGATGACCTGGCGACGGCCGTCATGGACGCGCGAGGCTATCTTTTCCCCGGCCGATTCGGAGGCCATGTCGAGGAATCCTATATCGGAGACCATGTCAGCCATCTGTTGCCGGCCGGCTGGGCCGCGCATACCTTGCGCCATCGTTTCGCCACGGTGGCCTATTCCACGACTCATGACCTATTCGTGGTCGCGGAACTGTTGGGGCATGAGTCGGTCGAGACCACGGAGCATTACGTGGCCATGCCCGACGGCCGTCTACGAGAGGCAACGGCGGCCGTCAGACTTACGTAATCGACTACTTGGCCGTCACATTGATTTCGAGGGCGTCTAGCTTGGCCTTGACGGCCTTCTCCACGCTTGCGGCGATGTCGCCGGGGTTGGCTCCAACGGCCTTGCTCAGTGCTTCGATTGCTGCGTTCTGGGCAGTAAGCATGGTCTTCAGCTCGGCGATGTCGTAGCGCGCTTGGATGACGCTGTCCAGGATGTTGCGGCCGTCGTTGCCTTTGGTCTGGATGAGTGCGTCTGTGGCGCGGTCCTTGAGCTCGGAGCGTGTCTGGATGATGCCGTCGAACAGGTTGCGCCCGTCGTTTCCCTTGGTCTCGTATAGGTCCTGTGCTGACACTCCCGTGTCTCCTTCCTTGACTAGTTGTTTGAATCGCTCCCAGCTGTAACCCCAGCGGGAGAAGTAGGGTATCGGGTCGGTGTGGTCGCTGCCGCCCCATCGTTTCGTTGCTTCGTCGTGGCAGATGAGCCGGTCGATTCCCCACCCGTGCGCTGCGAGTCGTTCACGGACCACCAATGCGGCTATCTCGATGCCGTGTTGGAAGTCCTGCGCGTTGGTGGCTTCGCAGATCTCCAGCCCTTCCACGTACCGGTTCCCGTTGCCGACCTGGTAGCAGAGGCGGTCGTAGGGCACGGTGTGGATCGCCTCGGCCCAGTCGCTCACAAGGTGCACGGCATAGATGTAGTCGCGGGCCCATAGGTCGCGGTGGTTGCGTGCGGTGGCTCCCGGGTTTGCGGTGCTGTGCACGCAGAAATAGGACGGGGACAGTGGCCCGTGGCCTTGATTGACGATGTCCTCGCGTATGACGCTCACTGGTCTTTGCCCTCTTCCTGTGTGCGGAACAGCTGGAGCAATTTGGAGGCCTTGAGTTCGGGGTTGATTCCGCCCAGGTTCTCCAGGATGCTGGTCGTCTCGGTCAGGATGACGTACACGGCTGCGGGGATGACGATGGGCAGCGTGTACCCGAGGTCGATGACCCGCTGCGCGTGTTCCAGGATCTCGGCGAGGACCATGGTCAACACGAACGCGCCCTTGTGGTAGAGGCCTTCCCTCATCTTCGTGCTGCTGATGTCGTGCTGCATGGCTGCCTTGACAAGGCCGGTCACGTAGTCGAGCAGGATGAGGATACCGACGACGGCGAGGGCCGTGATCTCCGTTTGCTGCATGTGTTTTCCTTTCCTTGTTGGTTATCTGCCTACGGGGTAGCTGATGGGGGTCACGCCCACGTTTCTGCCGGCCGTGCCGTAGATGTTGTTGATTGTCAGCGTGCCGTCCGTCTTTATCTCTATGAGCGCTTGGGTGCCGCCCGATGCGGTCCAGCCATGCACGAACCTTCTGATGGCGGGGCGGGCCTGTTCGGGCAGTCGGGCGAAGGTCCACCCTGCATACACGTTAACGTTCGCGCCCATGTCGCCGTACACGTTGACCATGCCGTTCTCGATGCTCACGCAGAGGGTGCCGGGGTTCGACGTGTTGTAGGTGCCAAGTTGGGTGCGTGGCATGTTGATGGTGGTCGGCCCGCCCTCCAGTCCTTGGATGACCCACTTGGCGACTGTCGCATAGCCTTGGTCGTTGGGATGCGTGTCGAGGTTGCCGTCACCTAGGTCATGGATCTGGCCGGTGAGGTTGTAGAGCCACTGCCAACTGTCCCAGATGACCTCCACTCCCTTGTCTCGGGCCGCGGTGCGGATGTCTTCGGCTCTGTATTGCGCGTCCACGCTGATCGGCCGGTAGTCGGCCCATAGGGCGGGGATGCACACGATTCTGGCGGTGGGCCAGTTCGTGTGCGCGTAGTCGAACGTCTCGGCCGCCTTATTGGTGACGGTGGTGTTGCCGTCGTTGCGGCCGCCGGCGATGATGATGACGTCCGGGGTGGCGTTGGCGGCCTTGGCTTCCTGCAACTGCTGGAGGAACGTCTTGTTGCCTTCCCCTCCGATGCTGTACCCGCTGCCGCCCACGGCGCGGTTGTCCTCGCTCCAACCGAAGTGCTGGGCCACGAGCGTGCTCCATCGCGCCGCGTTGCTGCTTGCCCTGAAGCCCTGCGTGTAGCTGTCGCCGATGAACAGGGCCGATGCGCCGTAGAGAGCGCCGCGTGTGTCGCTGCCGGCCCTGCGGATAAGCGCGGCCACGCCCGAGTCCTGGATGTTTCCTGCGCTGGACGCGAACCCTTCGGCCTCGTCTCGCCATTTCTTGGCGTTCGCGGTGGCCGTGTTCAGTTCGTCGGTGATTTCTGCGGGCAGTTGGTCGATGTTGTCGTCGATCGACTCGGCCATGGCCTGGAACTGCTGGGACGCGAAGCGCACGAGGTCGTTGGCTCCGGGGTATTTGATGTGATGGCGTGGCGTGGTGGGCATGTCTGCCGGGTTGAACTCCGCCCGTGTGGTGTCTGCCATGGTTTTCCTTCCTATTGTTCGAAATATGTGATCTGCCCGAATTCGCCCCATGTGAACACCGTGGCCGTCCACGGGAGACCGATGGGGTCGAGGTCGGCCCATGTGCTCAGTTCGCTGGGGATCATGGGCAATGGGGTGATGGTCAGCTCGTTGCTGAGGTCCGGCTCGTCGCCGTCCCATGCGAACGAGAGGGTGCCGCCGATGGCGAGCCATGCGCCTGCCGTGACCGGCGAGCCGTTCGCGTCCAAGAGCTTCGTGTATCTGGTGGAGACGAAGGCCAGCAGGATCGCGCTCGGCTGCAACGTGTGCTCGTACAGGTCGAGGTCGATGTCCCTGCTGGAGATGGTCGGCGCTTCGGGTATCGGCTTGAGGGTCTGCGTGGCGAGCCAGTCGGCCCACTGGTCGCGCTGCGCGTCGCTTGGCTGCCAGACGGTGCCGGGCCAGTGTCCGCCGCTTTCGTCCACGCTCACCGCGTCGGTCTCGAACGTTACGGCCTCGATGGTTTCGGTGAGATTCTGGGGCAAACGGCCTCGGTCGGTGACGGTCGCCTCCGCGTCCTCGAATGTCACCTTCTGGTCGTTGTCGTCCCATTTGGCCTTGCGGGTCTTCAACGTGACCTGCGCCACGGGGTCGGGCAACGTCATGTCGGTTTCGTTGATGCGGATGTCCGAGGCGTAGAGTGCCTTCTGCTCCATGCCCGCGCCCTCCACGCTCAGGGTGCCGTCGCCGTGCAGGGTGATGCTTGCCTTGTCGCCCGCGTAGCGTGCCGCGAGGTGTTCCGAGCCGTGCTGGTGGGTCTCGTACCACAGGGCCACGTCTGGTAACGGGGCGGCGAGCTTGTGGAGCACGGTGGACAGGTCTGGCATGCTGTCGAGGTCGTATGGCGCGGGGTAGGGCGCGTACTGCTTGAGGTAGTCGATGCTGTCGGGGTCGAGCGGCGGGCAGCCGAGCCCGTTGATCCTGCGGCCGATTTCGTCCACGCGTGCGCGCGCGTCGCCGGTCCAGTGCAGGTCGGGCAATGCCGGGTCGGTGGGTCCCTGCTGCGTGGTGCGTTTCAGTCGCACGGTGAGGCTGTTGGCGTACAGGTCGAGCAGGTAGGTGCCGTTGCCGCGCTGGGTGATGGTGCCGCCCGTGGTGATGTTGCCCATGAACAGGGTGAGCGCCGTGGGGTCGGGCGGCTCGGTCGGGTCGGGCGTGTGAAGCTGGTGGAAGTCGGCCCATGTCAGTGCCGGTGGCGTTTCAACCCATGGCGTGCTGCGGTTGAGGTCCTGCCACAGTGGCATGCGTGACAGTTGGATCAGCACGGGCATGCCGGCGATGCGGGTGGCGTTGCCCGCGAGGTCGCCGGTGCGGTCCATGAGCTGGAAGTGCAGCACGTTGGGGTCGGGCTGTTCGTCCAGCTTGTCGGTGCCCCACTCGATGGTGAAGCCGGCGAGTCCGGCCGTGGCTCCCGCGTGGCCGGTGACGTTGACGTAGCCGCCGCCGGTGTCTATGTACATGACGGGTTGCCTCATGCGCGGCCCCTCCGTTTCGCGTAGCCGTTCAGCAGTTTCTCGATGGCCTTGGCGGTGCCGTCCGGGTCGGTCACGAGCCCGTCGATGTGGACCTCGTAGTTGTTGACGACGGTCTGGCCCGCCGCCGCGCCACGGGTGGCGTTGACGGTGGCGTTCATGGGCGTGGAGGCCAGCGTGGCGTTGACGCCCGCTATCGCGCTGCGCACCTTTCCGTCGAAGCCTGTGCGGATGCCTTGGGCGAAGCCGTCCATGATGGCGTTGCCGTGGGGGATGAGCAGGCGGCGGTCGTAGCTGATGGGGCCCTTGTGCGAGCTGATCCAGTCGGCGATGCCTCCCACGAAGCCGGTCACGCCGTCCCATGCGCTTTTCAGGCCGTTGAGGAAGCCGTCGATGATGCTTTTTCCGGCGTTCACGAGCAGGCCGGACACGTTGCCGATGGCGGACAGGATGCGGCCGGGTAGACCGCTGAACCATGTCACCACGCCGTTGAACGCGTTGGTGGCTCCCTGCGCGGCGTTGCTGAAGAACGCGGCTATCCTGCCGGGGAGCTGCTGGAAGAAGGCGATGATGTTGTTGACGCACTGGCCCATGAACGCGGTGAACTGCGCCCATATCTGCCGGCCCATGTTGGTCTGGGTGAAGAACCACGCCAACGCCGCCACAAGCGCGCCGATGGCGGTGACCAGTATCATCACGGGGTTGGCGTTCATGGCCGCGTTCAACGCCCATTGTCCGATTGACGCGGACGCCAGGCTGAAGCCCTGCAACGCGGATACCACGGCGCTGATGACGCTTGCCACCTTGAACGCTGCGAAACCTCCGCCGATGGCTATTAGCGCGCCGCTGATGGGTGCCGCGTTGGCGTTCACCCAATCGCCGAACTGGGTGAGCTTGTCCGCCAGCGCCTGGATGATGCCGGCCGCGCCGTTGAATGCATCACCCACCGTGGTGCCGATGCTGCCAGCGTCGGATAGGCCTTGCAAGCCGGGCGCTATCGTCGTGGCTATGCTGGCGAACGCGCCGCCCAACGCGGATAGCGCGTTGCCGATGCTTGACACCATGTTGGAGAGCGCTTGGAACGCTCCGGTGTCGCTTATGCCTTGGATGAACTGTTGCAAGCCGTTGGTGGCGGTCTGGCTGAACTGGCTTATCTGGTTTCCGGCTTCGGTCAACGCGCCCGTCACGGCCGGTTTGATGAGGTTGAACGCGTCCGTCAGCCCGCCGGTGATTGCGGCCTCCAAGTTGCCCAAAGCGCCTTCCATGGTCTTGGTGCTGCTTGCGGCTTCCTTGGCCACGTCGCTCATGCCCAATTGCATGATCGCCTGGTTGAACTCGTCGGCGCTGATCTCGCCTTTCTCCATCGCGTCCCTGAAATTACCCGTGTACGCGCCGTTCTTGAGCATGGCTTCCTGGAGCTTGCCGGACGCGCCGGGGATGGCGTCGGCCAACTGGTTCCAGTTCTCGGTGGTCAGCTTTCCCGCGCCTGCGGTTTGGGTGAGCATCATGGCCACGCTCTTGAACGTGTCGGCGTTGCCGCCCGCCACGGCGTTCAGGTTGCCGGCCGCTTCGGTCAGGCCGGTGTAGTCGCCGATGCCGTTGGCCGCGAGCTGGGCGGTGGTGTTCTGGATGGTGCCGAGGTCGTACACGGTGCGGTCGGCGTAGTCGCGTGCCGCCTGCGAGGCCTTCTGCACGTTGGACGTGTCGATGCCGGCGAAGTTCATGGTCTGCACGAACTTGTCGGTGCTGTCGCTCATGTCCATGACGGCGGAGCCCAAGCCGCTGAGCTTGTTCCACAGGGCGGTCACGCCTTTCAGCGCCGCGCCGCCCATGAACGAGCCGAACGCGGCGGCCTTGCTGGTGGCCTTCTGGAACGCCTTCACCGCGTCGTCGCTGTTGCCGGTGATTCTCACCGACATGATCGCGCTATGCGCCATGGGTCGCCTCCCTCATTTGCTCGGCTTCGGTTTGCAGGATCTCCAGAGCCGTGGCCCAGTCCGCCTCGGTGGCCTTCCGTCTCCATTCCCACGGGGTGCCGCCGAAGTAGCGGGCCAGCAGGCACGAGAGACGGCCCAGCGAGTCGTCGGGCCACGGGCTCAGGCCGTAGGGTTTGCGGGGTCCTCGGCTTCCTGCGCGTTGCTGATGTCGGCCACGGTGTCCAGCCATGCGTCGAAGTCGAGCGTGGTCCGGCCGCAGAATCGCGTGGCGGCGAAGACGATGTAGTTGCTTTTGCGGATGATGCTGGCGTTGCCGTCCGCCCATTTGTGGGCCTGCGCGTATTCCTCCGCCTGGCAGAGCGCGCGCATGGTCGGGCGGATCTCCTCGGTGTGGCCGTCCGTGTAGGTGACTGTGAATTTCTGCATGGTTATGCTCCCTTGACCTGGCTCATGGTCCTGTCGATGAATTGCTTGTAGAGGCGCTGCCATGCGCCCTCGGTGGAGGCCACGCCGTTGTTGACGAACAGGCGGGGTTTGATGCGTCTGGCGGGCCAGCCGTAGTTGATGACGCCCGCGTAGGGCACGCTTTTGCGTCCGGCGCGGATGACGCCGGCCTTCTGCGTGGCTCCCGCGCGGACGGAAGAGGCCAGCCGTCCGGTCTTGCCGCGTGGCGCGAGCGAGCGGACGGCCGGCAATGCGATGTTCGCGGCCTGCCTGTTGACTTCCTTCAATTCCTTCATGTCCGCGCCTGCCTTGCGCATGGTGGACACGAAGCGTTTCTGTCCGACGACGTAGGCCGCTTTGTCGGCCATCAGTTGCCGCCGCCGGATGCGGGCGTGGACAGCGCCGCGTGGGCGATTTCGGTGGCGGGGAAGCTGAAGTCGTTCGTGTTCTTGTTTTTCACGTCGCCGCCGATGCTCACGGCGCTCACGTTGACCTTGCCGGTCCACTTGATCTTGCCCTTGTTGTTCGGCACCCACTCGAACGGCATGGTCTCGCCGGAATGGTCGAAGCACCACGCGCTGAGGTTGTCGGTGTCGAAGTCGTCCACGATGGTGCCCTCCAGCGTCCAGTCGGTGCTGGTGCTGGTGTCCTGCGAGCCGTCGAGGAAGTTGATGGGGTCGTCTGTGTTGTTCGACGCGACCAGTTGCACCTTGGTGACGTTGGCGCTGAAGTCGCGGCCGTCCCCGGTGTCGGTGATGGTGAGGCGTCCGGGTCCCAATGTTCGTACCGCTGCCATGGTTGTGTTCCTTTCGATTACATGGGGTTGAGTGTGATTTCGTAGGCGGCGAGCGTTCCGGCTCCCGCGAGGTCGAAGCCGACCGGCGTGGCCGTGGCCATGTTCACGTCGGCGAGGTGCAGGATGTCCATGGCCTGGTGGATCAGGTCGTAGCCGCGCGCGTTGGTGTTCGGCGTGCCTGCGACGGCCAGCAGTTTGAACGTCACGTCTGGCTCCAGAGCGTCCCAGCCGTTCCATGCGAGGTCGGGCGGCATGATGACCACGCTGACCTTGCCGGGCGATGGTTTGACCAGCGTCGGGTCGGTGGTGACCTGGAGGATGAGGCCGTGGCCTGCGTCCGTGATCCGTTCGGCGAGCTGTTCGGCGAGTTCTTCGGTGCGGCTCATGCGATGCCCAGTCCTGCGGGGATGCCCGCCGCCCTGAGTTTGGGCCATGCGGTCCTGAGTGGGTCGGTGGGGATGCGGAACGGTTCCACGCCGTCCGTGATGCCGACGATGCCGTTTCTTGCGTCCTTGGCCTGCCAGAGGTCCAAGGCCACCGACAGCGTGCAGTCGTCCACCACGTCCTTCGGGATGCCGTGGCCGTCCACGTGCGGGCTGAGGTAGGCGCGGGCCGCGCTGAGTCTTGCGGCGAGGGCGGGCCGGTCGTCGGTGTCGAGCGTTCCGGCCTGCCTTGCGAGTTCGTCCAGTAGCGGGTCGTCTGCCATCAGGCGGCCGGTTTCTCCGCGACGTTCAGCAGCGTGCGCACGGCAGCCGCGTCGCGTGCCTTCAGGATGTTCTTGCCGATGTCGGTGGCTCCGCCGAGCGCGTCAACGGTCGGGGCGGCCGGCGTGGTCTGGCCGTCGATGGCGGCGCGCAGTTCCTTGATGGCCGCGATGATCGTCGGCTCGAACGCGGGGCCGTAGTCGGTTTCGGGGATGTTGGGCAATGGGGTGTTCCATGATGCCATGGTTGTGTTCCTTTCGGTCAGTCGGATGCGGCGGCGAACTTGATGGGCAGGATGCCTTCGGGCAGGGTCACGCCGAAGGCGGCGTAGCCGTACACGCTGAAGTCCTTGGTGAGGTTGAGCACGTTGTCGTCCTGGAGCTGGAACGGGCTGTTGCCGTTCTCCCACACGGTGACGGCGCTCTTGTCGAGGAACGCGGCGGTGCCCGTGTCGGCTCCGGGCATGAGCACCACGGGCACGCGCAGCAGCGAGCCGGTGATGTCGGTGGTGTCGATGGTGCCGAGGCGGTCGATGCCGCCGCCGCTGATGTCCATGAACCGGTCGCCGTCGTCGCTCAGGTGGGCGATGGCCTTGAACACGTCGCCGGACACGCCGAGGAAGTCGAGCGAGGTGTTTCGGTCCTCCACTTCAAGGCGTGCGTCGATGATGATGTCCAGCCAGTCGTTGGGGGTCATGGCCGCCAGCGTCTTGCCCGCGTCGATCTTGTTGGAGTCGGCCACGTCGCCGATGGCCCCGTAGAGGGCGATGCGGGTGGCTGCCTCGGTGTTCTTGGCGTAGGCCTTGACCAGCGCCTCCAGCGTCTTGTCGAGGTAGGGGATGCTGGCGCGTTCGATGGCCTGTCGAGAGAGGGGCGTGTAGCCGCCGTAGGTTTCGATGGTCGCGGTGCGTGCCCCGATCTTGATTTCGCCGTAGGGCAGGTAGTCGCCTTCCTTGGCCTGGGTGCCGACCTGCGTGGTGTCCTCGGTGACGATGGGGTAGCTCAGCGTCTCGCCTTCGGACGGGAGGGCGGCGTGGCTCACGAGGTTGGTGATGCGTCGGCGCTGTTCGAGGATGCGCAGGGTGTTGCTGATCCATACCGGCTGCGGGTTGGTGTCGGCGAGGACGCCGCCCGTGTAGTCGCGCTTGCTGATCTGCTCGTAGTCGTTGCGGGCCTGTTCGTCGCCCTTGGCGAGCTGCTTGAGCAGGTGGCCGTAGGAACGGTAGGTGGCGGCGGGGTTCGAGCTGCCACGGTTGGTCATGGTGGCGAGGCTTGCCTGGATGCTGCGCAGGGTGTCGGCCTGTTCGGCCTGTTCCGCGCGCACTTTTTCGAGGGTTTCGTTTTCCATGTGGTTCCTTTCCTGGTTGGTGTTGGTGGTGTCGAGGTTGCGGTGGCTTTCGACCTTGGCGTTCTGGTAGGCGGGCCAGCTCACGAGGCTCACCTCCATGAGTCGGACGCGGCGGCGGTGGGTCACGTTGTTCTCGTCGCGTTCGTCCTCCAAGGGGACGAAGCCGACGCTGAGGGAGTCCAAAGCGCCTTCGTCCATCAGGGCTACGGCGTCGCGGCCCAGTTGGGTGTCGGCGATTCTGGCGGTGATGTGGAGGCCGTCGTCGCGGTTCTCTGCCGAGGTGATGGCCCCGATCAGCTCGTTGTGCTGGTAGCAGAGCTTGGCGGTGTCGGAGTTGTCGAAAACGGTGTCACGGTCGAACGTCTCCGCGCCCTCCCACGGGTCGTTGTAGATGTCTCCGAAGGGCACGGCCACGCCCTCGATGGTGCGTCCGTCGCCTTCCGTGGCCTTGCGGAGGCGGAGCCCCCGGTAGGCGATTTCCCTGTGCTGTGTCATTCCTGTGCCTCCAAGTCGGTCGATGGTGCCGGGGTCTGTGATGCCGGAAGCGGCGGG